GCACCAACAGCAGAAATCACACAACGATATTGGTCATTATGATCATCTGCATATGTTGTAAGTCCTGTTGTATATGATGCAGAGGTTGCACCAGACACTGTATTCCAGACTGCTCCACCATTATCTGATTTTTCCCACTGGTATGTAACACTAGGTTCATGGGATGATTGCCCTTCAAGACCACCACCTCCACCTCCACTAGGAGTATCAAACTGATCTGTCTCAAATGAAGATGATGCAGCGTTACCACCAATAGGTGCCATTGTTACTCCACCTAAACAAGTGAACGTTGCAGTCTGTCCTTCATTAACTGTTGCAGCAGATGGTTGAGATGATACAACAACTGTTACTGTTTCTACTTGTAATGTAGCAGCATTAGATGGTGTCTGTGTTGCACCCGCACATGAAAGCAAACAACGATATTGGTATGTATCATACGCTGCAGTTAATGTAGGTGTTGTATATGTAGCTGTAGTTCCACCAGTTCCTTCAGATACATTAGACCATGTAGATCCATTTGTGATAGATACTTGCCACTGGAATGTGATGTCGCCAGGATCAGAATCAGATGTAGTTGCAGCAACACCAAATGATGATGTACCACCAACTGCACCAGTTACGTTTGTTGGTTGTGATGTAATATTGATTGTTCTCTGTACAAATAATCTTGCTGCGTTAGATATTGTTTCTGTTGCACCAGCTGCATTTAGTTTGCATCGGTAGTAATCACCGTAACTATCATCGTAAGTTGTAGAACCAGTTACGTATGTTGTAGTAGTAGCACCACCTATGGTAGAGTAATTTACTCCATCACCATTTTCAGATTTTTCCCATTGATATGTAACTGTAGCAGAATCTAATGTAGAACCGACTGCTGTAAATGATCCTGCAGCGGGAGCAATAGGTTGAGAATTAACTGGTTGTGTACTTATAGTAATGTTTCTGAATACTGTTAGTGTAACTGCATTAGTATATGAAGGTGCTACAGAAGTAGATGTTTCCATCTTACATCTATACTGATAACTATTTTTAGCAAAGTCATCATCTACAGTAAGTGTATTTGTAGTTGGGTTTTGGTATCCACCACTAGCAGGAACGTTAGACCAACCTACACCACCATTACTTGAGAACTCCCATTGGAATGTGATTGTAGATCCATCAGAACTAATACCCGCTACAGGTCCGAAATCAACTGTTCCACCAGATCCTGCTTCTACACTACCATTTGAGGGTTGTTGTGTAACTGTAACTAGAACACCAGTTCCTGTTGTAGTGAATGCATATGATCTAGCATTTCCCGTTACGTTTTCTGTGACTGTAAAATTATAAGTTGTATCAAGATAGTCTGACGTAACTGATCCAGACAAATTACCTGTTGCAGTATCAAAGGTTAGACCAGTGGCACCGATAGAGTCACCACTTAATGTGTATGCTTCAAATGTTGGTTCTGTTGCAAACGTAGCTCCAGTCAAACCTAGATCTAAATTGACACTAGCACCATTAGCATATGGACTTCCTGCAAAAGTTCCTGCAGTTGTAGTCCAAGTAACATTGGTGTCTATAAATGGGTAGAACGCACCTCTTTGTGTAGTAAGAGTTGCACCTGATCCATTATAATTAAAATCAACTCCAGAATCTACAGGATAGTAAGTAACAGAAGAACTTTGCCCAAGTCCTTCCTGTACATCAGTTTGTGATGTTAAAGAAGTAGATGTGGATACTACACCATCATAACTTTCATGTGTCTTTTCTTCTGATTTAATCAGTGCCAAATAATTATTTGATCCACCACCAGTTGTACCAGCTGTAGCTTGGTTTGGTGCTGTAACTGTAATACTATTATTAACTGCACTCTCTGCTGCTATGTTTAACCAACCAGATTGAGACAATGTTGATACGTTTATACCACCAACTACGACAGCACCACTACCGCCAGGTGCAGACTGAACTGTAATAGTTCCAACCATACTAGGGTGATTTGAGCACTGGTATACAAATGATCCTGTTTGAGATGGTGTCCATGATACTACACCATTACCTGTAGAACCTTGACCATTTGCAATTGGAGTGGTTACATTACTACCTTGACTTGATACTCTAATGTAAAATGGGTGACTTGTTGATACGTTACTTAAATTAAAATTAATTGTATCTCCAACATAGACTGTGACTCCTGTATTGTTACCACTAACAGAACCATTCCTATCAGTTCCATTTAGGGTATAGTAAGAAAATGAAGGTGAAGTTGTTGTTATATTATATGTTGTTGGAGTAGAACTTCCTGCTCCTGCGGTAGAACCTGTAGTTCTTAGTTGTACTTTTTTACCTACGTTTCCTAAGAAATGTGAAGAGTCAGCTGGATTGAACTTGATCTCTAAGAAGGCAGACGTAGCTAAAGTGACATATGGATTGTCTATAAGTTTCTTATCTACTATGCTGTTGATAGGATAGTTGACATGTGTACCAGTTCTAATATCACCAGTTGATCCCGTAGTTCTAAGGAATGATTTGGCAAGTCCTGCTAAGTTATTTGTAGTTAAGGTATATCCATTTTTACCACACCATGCTGCCACAATACCCGCAACAATAGGTCCTGAGAACGATGTTCCATCTATTGTGCTGTAGTTTGTTGTACTTGTATATGGTGTGTTAGCAGTCCAGTCATAAGCAGGAACTAGAATTTTTTCGCCAGGTGCTACTGTGGTGCACCCAGATCCATAGTTGGAGAAAAACGCCCATCTATCATTGTAAGATGTAGCACCAACTGTAATCTTATTTTGGTCTGTATCTACATTATTGATACCACCGTTAGTGTTGTCTGCATATCCTGCTGTTCTTGCACCCGCCACACATTTAGTTTGTAGAGGTCCTGCAGTTACGTCACTGCTATTTTTAAATCCATTACCCGCAGATCTAACAATGATTATATTTGCAGCAGTTGCTATAGTTCCTTCTATATCATCTAGCATCTCCTCGTCAGTTCCTGTGTCATCTCCACTATCATTGAGTTCTATGTTAGGTGAGTTTTGTGTAGGAATCGTAGGTCCGAAGGATGAGTTGATAACAGCTGGACGATTATTGCCTTTGTAATTAGCATTACCACTGTCATTATGATCTATAACTGCTTGATATGCACCTAGTATTGCACTATAAGAACCACTTACTGAACTATTAAATGCCTTTAGTGCATATATTTTTGAGTCTCTAGATATACCAGCTGTCCTTCCAGCTGCAAGAATCGCACACTGAGTTCCATGTCCCGCATCATCTTCGTTGTTACTACCATAAGCACCCGCATAATGCGACATCTGATAGACTCTATAGTTCTGTTGTTCAGCAGTACCGTTGAGGTCACTAACAAAGTCAGGGTCATACAGCTCAGGATGTAACGCTGCGTTGTTACCTGTTGGTCTACTTGCACCACGAACACCAGAGTCAATGATGTAAATATCTACACCATCCCCTGATCCATTTGATGATTGACTAAATTGTCTGTTTAAATATTGTCTGTCTTGCTTTGTAATTCTATCTAAGTGCCAGAAATCATGGATGTTGATAGTTCCATATCTATCGGGTGCTGCTGTGAATCGTCCCATACCAGGATGAGTTGCACAATAGTAATATAGGATAGATGGTGTAGATGAACTAACAGTTATTACTGTTGCTCCGTCTGTACCTGGCGTACCTGTAACGCTTACTCCTGCTGATAAGTTTCCTGTACCACCTGTAGTATGTGTTCCATCTGGAGTTTCAGAAAATCTAAATGGATGTCCATTATTTGATGAGTCACTCTGATCAAACGTATATGTTCCACCTTGTGTAAAACCTGTCTGGTTATAAAATCTAGTGTACGAACCACCAGAGGTTTGTGAAAATACAAAGAAATCACTACCACCTATGTTCTGTACCTTAACGTACATAGTACCAGTACCAGAGGATATTAATGTTCTAGTATTACTTGTTGCTGTTGTCTCTCCATCAGTATTGATAGAAGTTGATCCAGATGTCTCTACAGCAAGAGATGCCTCAGTAGGCATTGGATCTCCTGCATATACCTCGTTATCCCATGTAGCATTTTTAACTACGTTCAATGCTCGTAGTTTAGAAATGAGATTACTTTCATATATTGCAGGGCAATCGAAAGTAATTATTTGAAATGATCTAAATGATTCTACAAAGGATAAGTAACCATATAAATTCAAGATCCCTGCACATGCTTGATCTATGCTATAGTTATCGTTGATCCTTACTATTACCTTCTTCATCCTGTGGTACAATAAGTCCTTCAGATATATTTATGTATTACCGTCCCCTGCCTTTGCTAATAGTTTTTGAATGTCTACTTCTGAAGCCTGTGCACCCATTCTCTCTACGGGTTTTGTAAATTTTAAATCATGTTTTTCATCAAACACAAACTTAGTTCTTAGGTGTGTTTTATCTCTTTCTACTATTAAATGGTAGGAGTGTCCATAAACATTAGAGGTAAATCCTACACCAATAATATTTCTACCCTCATAAAGTTCTCCTGTTTTATATGGGCATGTCTCTGCAGTTCCATTAAACTTAACATGAAACTGCCTAGAATCTACATGTTCTTTTGCTCTAAGTTCACTTGACTTCTTCAGTGGCATTTTCTTCTGGTTCCTTTAGTGTCATGTTAAGTGCTTCAACTGCACCCTCTAATCTCAACACTTGCTCTTTACGAGTGCTAAGTTGTTTCTCCAGTTCGACGATTGTTGCCTTTTGTTCTTTCAGTTGGTCAGTAAATTCTTTGACCATTTGTGATGCATCCATAGTTAAGAATGATAAGTGTATTATTTAGTATAGCACTAAATGTCTTGATTTTCAATCCAGCTAGTGACTATGTATTTGTCTCCCGATAGAGGAGGATTGCCTCTATGAGTGTGTGTCCAGTGAGCTGGCCATATCAAGAACGTACCTCTTTTAGGTTTGAACCTGACATGTTGATATAGAAACTCTGTCTCTCCACCTTCCTCAACATCATTTAGGTATAACATGGTAGCAAACATTCTTCGGTTTGCACCATACTGTCCGTCTTCATAGTGCCACACATGATACCCTTGACCAGGTTTTGTTCTTTGGATATTCATGTATGCCTGTTGTAAGTTAAAGTTAGCAACATCATTAAAGTGACTCACATATATGTCCATACATGCTTTAGTCATACTATTGTAATCTTGTAGCAAAGGTGTAGGTCTATTGAACGTGATCATCATTCCAGTATCAATAGTTGTCATGTCATCATTTACTTTTACAGTCCTTGCTCCTGCATCAGAATCCATATCTACATTTCTTCTTCTAATAAGAGTTTGATCCTGTTCTGCTTTTTTATGATACTCTATAAACTGCATGCAATGAATATCAGTTTCAAAGACTCCTATAAAGTCATCTCGGATGTCAACGTTTCTAATCATTTCCAAAACTCCATGTTACTATATTTTTTAATTACATAATCTGACAATACATCTTTAGGATCTTTGGATGTTTTAGATAATGTTTTTTTGACTACATGTAGGTTTTCTAATCCTAGCATACCATCATGAGGTAGGTAATCATTTGTAATATTGTTAAGGTCATGTTTGTGTGCGGGTATATCTAAAAAATCATATACCTCAAACAGTGTCACTACTGGTTTATTTACTAGATCATCATACTCTACAAGCATGACTTCTGGATCTTTATAAGATGTCTTTAGAGACTCATACGATAATTTTAACAGACCATCTTCTTTCATCAACCAATCACATCTGTTGTCATTATTGATTTCTTTACCCATAAACTGTAAACCTCTGTCGACAAAAGAGAGTTTGTCTGTGCTCTCTAGTAAAGTAATCCAACTGGTTAGTATCTCAAGTATATCTCTGACTGGACAAATAATTTTTGGATTTGAGTTCAATGACTTTGCTATAATTCTATTATCCTTGTGACTCCACACCCTACATTTGTCAATTATATATTTTGCATCAGTATCAAAATAATAACTATCTGCTGTAGATACTGCTAGTTTAGACTCAAACGTGTGCTTGGGATATAACACCAACTGTTCATTGCTTGCAAGAAATCTAAACGTATTATCTAACAATCCACATATAGGAGACTCAGGACCTGAGTGTATATCTGGATTCTGGTTTAATATGCTTGATAGTAGAGTAGCACCAGTTCTAGGCAACCCACTTAGAAAATGATAAGTCAAAATTTTAAATTTACTGAAGATAAGTTGTTACCGTCATTATAATTTACTTTGCCATATGGTAACGTGTTAAAGGCAATAGACCAACGTTCATTATCTAGGTCATTAATAGATCCATGTTCTAACCACCATGGAAACATAATCAATCTACCTTTGATTGGTTCTACCATATACATTCCTCTATTTACATTTGATATTGGTATGGTAGATTTGTGTATTTGTAAAGGATTTGGTTCTCTAAAACAAAGTGGAGATCCAGATGTCAAATAAAAAACACCACTATATGATGACATAGGGTGTCTATGAAAATGTATGTCGTCTTTAGATATTACCCTATTAACCCATGCTGTAGTTATTTTAAACTCATCACAATGAAATTGATAATAGTCTTTTATCTGATTAGCACACCTTGTAATCCATGTGAACAAAGCTCTGTACTCAGGTTTTGTATGCAAATCTGAATTAGATTGATCAGTAACTTCATCCACCGAAACATACTTCTTAGATGCTTCTATTAAATGATCTACCTCACTATCCCAATCCCACCAGAAAACTTCTGTTGGAAATAATTCCAATCTATTCATACAAAGTTAAAGTTAAATGATAATGTAATTCTAAACTCATCACTCTTTTGTTTAAGAACCATGTGTTCTACAAACGCAGGAAAAACAACAAGATCACCCTCCTCTACTGGGAAGAATGATCTTTGTGCCCACATTGGTGGGGAGTTTCTAGGATCAGGTGACTTTGCTTGTGGTGCTGAAGCGTTGGCAACCTGTCTGTATGGATTAACAAATACTGTTGGAGTATGAACTTCTGGGTTATACTTTATATAATGTATTGCTGAGAACTGACCTGGCAAATGATCGTGTATATCATGAGACTGTCCTGTCTTATATGCATTTAACCACGCTGAGTTTACTTGTACCTGTCCATGCAGACCCTCACCATAACAACCATACTGAGCACCCATTATTTGAATACTCTCCATATAACATGGAAATATATCGTTCCATGGTAAGTTTGCCTTCTGACCATAAGTTGTAAAGACGTTCTGAGTCTCTACCTCATTGTCAGCAAAGGTATTAGATTGCTTAGGATATTCTTCCTCTACAAACTCTTCTGCATATTTTTTTATCTTCTCATGATCTGTAAGAGGAGTCTTCCATATACAGATCGGAAACAGTTCCGAAATCACATATTTGTGTCAACTGTTATTATTCTATCACAACTTCTTCTATTGTGCAATTATCTACATCACAAACTTCTGCGTCTGCTGGCCATGTCTGTCTTAAAATACCTGTAACACTGAAGTTTGATTCATCTGGTTGTAAGTATCTGTCAGGAGGTATTGCTACTTCATCCTCTCTAACCTCATTACCATTGTCATCTATAATCTTAATCCAGTATTTAAAGTATTGTCTATCTGGTTCAGTGATAATAGTCTTCTTATTTTTTGTAACAATAATTTTCATCGTACCCAAACTGCCATATTGTAATTTACCACTCCGTTATATCTACCCATACAGTTAGGATAGAAGTTAGGGTTGATTCCACTCTGATAATTTACACCAGATGATTGAGATCCATATATCTCAGTTCCAGAACAGTATGCTGATATCTTATCGTATGCTGCATAACCACCCCAGTTATTGTTGTGACCATGTTTGCAACCTAAACCACCAGCTGTATATCCATAGTTACCATTACCCGCTGCACCACTGAATGATACTCTGGCGTTAGCATAGTTACTTGAGTTGAAGTTATTGGTAACATTAAACATCAAGTTATATGATGAGTTATCATAACCATTGATAGATCCTGAGATAAACATATCACCACCAAGAATCTGTGGTCTGTTATTATTCCAGTTTAATAAGTTAGAGTAATCTTGATATGTTTTTCTACCACCACTAGTTATGGTAAGATTATTTCCTGCCACAAACATTTGATATAGACTATTTCCAGAATAGTTATTATTTGTATAGATTCCATAACCATTTAACTGAGCACTATTGTTTTGGAAACCTGTTCTCTTGTGACACATAAACAATATCTCTGATACTGGATACTGGTCAAATGCTCTAGTCTTTACGTTACTACCCCAAGGAGATGTGTTTGCTTGCTGCTGTTCATTTCTAGTCAACCAAAATGTAGTATTATCCCAGTGTGGAATACCACCAATAGAACTATTAGCAGAGTTTGTATTAATATTAAATGCTAAAACCCAAGGTGCTCCATCAATAGGACTACTGAGTTTTGCATATGCTTGGTACTTAGTTCCACCTGATGCATCTTGAAACCAATATATCCCATCAGATGTTGCACCCGCATTTGTTATTTCACTTAAACTTGTTGCAGCAGTATCTGATGATAAACCGTTTGCTGCTCTACCACCACCTACTTTTACCCATTGTTCTCCATCAGCAACATATATAAATCCATCATCAGGGTCATATATTTGTTGTCCTGCAGTAGAAGGAGAAGGTCTTGCGGCTACAGTATAGTTGGGTAGGTTTACACCCACACTCGCATTTACTGTACCGACATTAATCTGAGACATACCTAATAGTTACTATCCACAATCTTATTTAGCGAAATCCCTACACGGAAAAATTTGCCAAAAAATTTTTTCTGTATATTTGGAATCAAAAAGGTCATTTTGAAAGGACAACCACATACAAACCGTTCCACCACATATCTATATCCTCTGGATCATTCAATAATTCTCTTTCATATAATATCTTTAATCCTATAGCATCTATAAACCTTTTAGTAATAGCAACGTTCTCTTCTATGTTTGCATCGTCTACCACAAGAGTAAATACCTTCTCAGTAAAATCTATCATATTAAGAAAGAACTCTCTCATTTTTTGTTCTGAGTTATCTCCATCATAGAATATTACATTGACATCATGAGGAAAATCTTTTTTACCTAGTTTAGATGAGTCACCATTTAATACTTGTATATCAAAATCCAAAGTCTCTGTTGTAATATTTTCCTGTAAGTTTTTAACAAAAGTATCTACAGTTACGTTTTCTACTGTTAAGTTTATATCTTCTCTAGCTGGTTGTAAATTAGGTTGTGACCAGTTATCATTTGCATATGCAGCAACCATATCATTATTCTGTACAGCAGCACAAAATGTAGATCCTGCAAACACACCTACCTCAAGATATACTGCACCTTCCTGTGAGCAAAGGTTATTGAGGAAGTGTCTAACTCTAGGTGATGTAAGACCCTCTACATTATAATATGCAGTAGGATCATTGGGATCATAAGTCCTGTGGTTTGACAGATATTTACCTGAGTTATTGAATGCCTCTATACATGTCTCTACTTGTGGATGCATGATAAGATCTGACTTTTTCATGTGTGCCTCTACCACCTTCTCACAGTAGTTGCAATCCCAACAGTCAAACTTACATGTCTTGATTTTTTCTCTCCATTTTTTAAGAGGAGAGTCTTTCATCTTTAATTGTTTCTCATATTTTTTATACTCAGGAAACATGTATTCTTCTTCTGTTGCCCATCTTGAAATGAGATCCATGCTTTCCTGTAATCTCATCATACTTTCTCTGCCATGCAGTTTAAAAGTATCAATACCAAGATCTAACATCTCTATCCAGTCCTCTCTCCATGGAGGTAAATTTGCTTGTTTAAGATCTGCTTCTGGATGTTCTACATCCCAAGTAGAACATGATACTCGACTGATAGGACTAGCAAAAAATATAGGATCTTCTTTTGTTCTTGTAGCATTGTATTGATAATGCTCTGGCATAATAGGACAACCACCCCAACAAGTCTCATTAACTAACATAGAAAGCATTACTGGTTTTCCAAGAAATTCACAATAATCTTTTGCTTTTTGTATACGTAATAGTTGATCACGATCTCTCATAAGATCACGATCTAAATTAATATAATTAAATCCTGCTTCTGCTAATGATACTATCTCACTAGGTTTTGTTACTTCTCTCAGTATAGTATTCTTAATGAATAGTTCTGGAAAAGCTGCTTGTATTTGACCAGAGGATACCCATGTTGTATGTGGAAGAGTAACCACTCTAACTCCCATATTATATACTGGTGCAAATTCTTTTATCCACAGGTCTAAGTTCTTCTGATCTGGTCTTACCCATATATTATTAAATGTTGCTGATAGTGGTATATCAGATTGATTTGAGATATAGCATGCTGAATCTGTTAATGCTTCTGGAGACAAAAAAGTATCCCCCATAGCGTCTTGATCAAACGGAGGGATTCTACATGTAAAATATAAATCTAAAATATATTCTCGATGTTCTTTTAAAAAAGGAAGGAATGTATTAACTACAAAGTCTTCACTCAGTTTCGGGTTGATCGGTAGGCTGAAGACTCTTTTGTTTAACATGACTATTCAGTTGCTCAAATAACTTAAGATCAAGATTTTCCTCTACATTATCAAAGGTTGGTATACGTGGTGCAGAACCATCTATCAACATCTTATCTATCTGAGGTTTAATCTCGTTTTGTATTTTTGCAATACCCGCATTCAAGAGACCCGCATACTGCATTGCTATATTTAGTGTAGCATATTGATCCTCTTCTCGCATCATTGCTATCGAATCTAAGTTACCAATGCCTATTCTACCTGTAGCATATACATCAACTGCTGCCTGTTTACCCATACGAGCAATCCAATACTTTCTCTCTTCTTCTTCATTATACTCACAATCTTGTGCTACTTCTTCCATCTTACCATAGTGCTTATGAATCCAATCCATAAATGCTTGCAGTTCATTATCTGCTTGGTGTAAGGTTATTCTAAACCTACCCATGTCAAGCTTGTATTCTTCGATGTCAATTTCAATGAACCTTCTTTCATAAGGATCATCTACAGTTTCTAACCTTGCAGTTAGTTCATCTATTTTTACTTGTTTTCTTTCTATATCTAAGCGAAGTTTCTTTCTTTCGTGATTTCTTGTAGATACTTCGACCATAACTTGACGAAGTTTTCTTTTGTCAGTTACGTGGGAGTTGACAACAAAATTTTTAATTTGTTCATGTGTCATCCCAAAATCCATGTTACCTTCTACAAAGGCTTCCAAGGCATCAGATGATATGTCCATAGTTTAGAATTGCAATCCAGATTTTATAGGTAATGGTGTCCAACCATCATATTCTTCGGTATTTCCTAGTTCAATTGCCTGTTGTTGTGGCATTGGAACTCCTAGATAATCTTCCCAAAGAACGTTGAGTTCTCTTATTGTAGCACAGTCTGTGAATTTCTGCTTAAGTGCAACCATAGCATCATATAATGCTAGTGCCTTATCATTAAATGCTTTGTTCCCTGCGATGACAGATGCTGCAACGTCAGATACCGCAATGTTTTTAGCGGTAGCAATACTATTTAGTATGGGTGTATCACCTGATAAATTGTTTGCTTCTGCAAGTTGAGCATCCCAGAAAAACTGTTCTAACTTAGATTCTTCTGCTTTAAGTGATAAGAATTTTCTATCATACTCATCCTCAATAATTAATTTTGCAGACACTTTCATAAACGCAATTGCTGCATCAATTCTTTCTTGTGGTAATTCAATAGCAACCTTAGGACCTGACTGTTCTACCTTATAAAGTTCAGAAGTTGCTAGTGGATCTTCACTAGTAACCTTAACTACAGCACGTATTTCAGCAAAGTGTTTGACACCCCACCTACCCATATCTTCAGTAATTTCTTCGTAAGATTTAGTTAGTCTATGAACTTCTCTTACTAATTCTTCTTTTACAGAAAAGACTGTAACTCCATACATGTTCCATAGTATTTCAAAATCATTACCAATACCAAGTTGAGACAACTCAGCACAATGTCTAGCAATGTAATACTTGCGTTTTTCAGTACCCTCTAATATTTCAAGGACTTCTGTATCTAGATTAATTCCTGTTGAGTCAGACATAATTACATTCCTGTGTATCCATACATTAGTGAACCAAATTCAACACCCGCTGCAGATGCAGATCCACTAATTCCAGATCTGTCCATACGAGTATCTCTCTGGAAAGTATGACTTGCATAAGTGAAGAGATAACCATTATTGTTCTGGTTACCATCATACTGTCCACAAATAAATCCAAACTCGTTTCCAGTGTGCATTGATTCTTCACCAGTAGTTATGCCTTGCTTACTAACACTTGCCATTCTACCACCATTATATGAATCTCTCAAGTGCCAGTCACAACTAGTTCTATATCCTCCACAAGTGTTCCAGTAAGAGAATCCATTTCTACTTGACAGTGTTTTGTTAGAACCGTCAGTGCCTGGTGAATCAGTCCAACTACGATAAACTTCTGTAGCAAAATCATATGCTTGTGCACCACCCTGTCTAATCCATCCTACTGTTGCACCTTGTCCACATGCAGGGTTGTTCTGTGATCCGTTAGGATGTGATGTAGAGTTATTACTTGACTCTGTTGATAGATTATATTTTACTGTGTTACTACTATTACTTCCACCACCATGAATGTATGCGTAGAGAAAATCTCTACCCATCGCAGATGCCCTGTTTCTACTAGATGACATTGCTGTAGCAGCACCCGCATTGGACTCTGTATTCATGTTAATCTTAGAAACCTGATTAGTTGTAGCGTCCCAAGAGTTACCTGTTGCAAATACATAAGCATTCATTGTTGTGCTTGGTTTACCATCAATGTATGCACCTGACCAGTTGGAGAGGTCACCTAAGTTTGACTGTGTGTACGTAGCATGAACAAGTCTATTAACGTTTCTCCATGACTGTGCTCCACGATATCCACAACAACTAAATCCTCTTGTTATATTAAATCCTGCCTTATACTTTGATTGTGAAAATCCTGCTACACCAGATGCACCTTCTCCAGTAGTATCCCAGTATGCTTGTTCTGTCGTTCCACCAGATCTAAGAACCGCACCTAAGTTATCTGCATTTTGAACTGGTAGTGTAACAAAGGGAGATCCATTTTGTAATAGATCACCAGTAAAATTAATATTACCTGTTACATCTATCGCACCCTGAAAAGTAGCACCACCCGCAGGAAACGAGACGTTTCCCGATTGTGCTAGGTTTGTTACCTCATCGACTTTTATTCTAGACGCCATAACTTAAACTACACTCCATGATCCACCGTTTGAAATAGTAACAGTCGTACTGTTATTTATCCCTATAGGACCTGCGGTCATACAGTTATCTCCATTAGCAACGGTAATGTTTTCCGAAATTGCATTTCGATTTCTCTTGAATATTCCATAACTATCTATCCACTGTTTGTCTCCACTAGCTCTTAACACTGTGGATTTTTGTCCAGATGATAGACCTTCAGATGCATTTAAGTTAATACCATTTAACTGTCTAACTTCTAGACCATATGTTGATTGTACTTGATCACTACCTGAGTAGAATGTCCAACAACCACTAGCATCAAGAGATCCAATACCAGTGTTGCCATTATTTCTATAGAAGAAGTCATCACCAGTTCTAAAGAATGTATCGTCATTATTAGAGAAGTAGAATCTCTCTTGACCACCCGCATCTAAGATCCACTGGTTGACTGTACCTTGTAAGTATGGAAGGTTAAGTGCAGTATAACCATCAAGTAAGTCTGCGTTCAAGTTAGAAACAACTGTGTTAGAAGCAACTACAAATGGTGCAGTTCCTTGTGCAACACGAGATTGAATTTGTCCAAAGAAGTGGAATGTAGAACTATCATAACGATACTTAGCAACTCTTGTATCTGTGCCATTATTTCTTCTGAAGAATGTAAAGTCATCGCCTTGCTCAGAATTAAATGCACCAGGTGAGTTGTCACCGTTGTAAGCAATACCACCACCGTAAGCACTTGATTGTCCTGCATAGAAGAAACCAGTTCCTTGACTGTTACCATATGCTTCAAATCCTGCCTGATTACTATCTCCTGCAAGTGCACGAACAAATGTATTTGCTGATCTAGATGCTGTTCCAAACACTGCATCACCTGATGATTGTAACGATACACCAGGATTGGTATCTCCAATACCTATACGTCCGTTACGGAAAGTGACGTCGTTGTAGTTTAGATATGTTCCATTCCATCCAAAAGCATTGGTGTCATTACCAAATTTGATGTAACCAACTGATGATGATTGCTTACCTTGTATTGCTAGTGTGTTAGTTCCATTTTTACCAAGAGTAATACCATTACCATCTGCAAGACTTAATGTTCCTGCACCGTTGTTAGTAAAGATACCTTGGTCACCTGTTAAGTCATTAACTGTTAAGTGTCCTGATCCATCTCTACGTGCGATTGTATTGGCAACTGCAGCAGTATTTTGTGTATAACCATCTAAGTAATGGGCGTCTAGCTGAGATGTAATTCCATCGTTACCACTATGCCACACTGTATTACCGTTAAAGGTAAAGTCAGCAGCGTTAAATCTAATTGTACCATTACCATCTGAAGTGTTACCACCAGAGATAAGCATTTGAACATCATAGTTTGGTGCTTGACCAGATGATCTAAAGTCTATTGTTGGTGTTGTAGATACAGTTGCTTTACCAATTTGTAACTTAGCACCCGCAGCAGCATCACGTAATCCAAATACTGTTGATGATCCACTAGAAACTTTGTTAGATGATGATACTGTCCATTTTGTGCCAGGATTAGGACCGAAGACATATACGTTTGC